ACCGGCTTCTGCTAATAGTTGTGCGAATCTATCTGGAGGCAATTTACCTTGATACTCTGCAACGATATGAGAAGCTTCTGTGTCGATTACATGGAAAGTCGAGTAATCACCGGCATCTCCTCGAGAAACATCTGCAGAAATCACATACTTCTTTTCAGATAGGGGATAATCCCAAACCCAAACTCCCATGTCAGGACCCCAACGGTCAATAGGCGTTTTTATCCAATCTCGGATGTATTCTATGTCTTCAACTCTTAAAAATGTTTCACCAGAAGCAGCAAAGTCACACAGGAGTTCTTGTGCAATTTGCTTCTGAGACATATTCTTTGTCTCGGCTTCAAACCATGTTTCATCTCTTTCTGGATGCACATCCCACAGAAGCTTGATTGGATTGAAAATATTTTCTCCTTTTTCAGCATATACCCAAAGATCATAATATTGACCTCCAACTCCGTTAGGAGTAGACAGGATAATAGCTTCACCACCAGCTGACAATGTAGGATATAAACCAGTCCACAGAGTGTCAAAGTTCCTAACAAAAGCAGCTTCATCCACAATTAAAAGAGACAAAGCTTCTGATCGTCCTGCATCATCAGAAGTTGGGATTGCTTTGATCTGTGAACCATTGTTAAATTCCAAAGCTTGTGAATTATTCTTTACAATAGACGGAAGTATCAACCATTTAGGACAAGACTGTAATAGAAACTTACACTTTCTAATAAAGTTTTGTGCCACAGCTAACTTTGTAGCAATAATCAAAACATTTTTATCTTTATGAAACAACACCATCCACATTGCATAAGCAGCTGTGATTGTAGAAAGACCAAGCTGTCTAGACTTAAGCACAATGTTGAATCGATTGTTTCTAAAATCTTGAACACAGTCATCCTGAAAGGGGAAAGTATTAAAAGGTATACCTCCCTTAATAGGGTGCTGTATCTTTACGTACTTATTAAAGAAATGGATGGGGTCTTTTCCACATTTAATTATCTCTTTAATCTGTGCTTGTTTGTTGTTTCTTAAAGATGCCATTTATTATGCCAAATGATACTGGATGGTTCTATAATACTTTCCTCGAAGGAGTGAAGTATTAAAAGAAATAATTTCTAGAAATGATTCTTTAAGAGGTTGCTGGCCAGACCTTTCTGTCTTGAACTCTTTTGCTTTCAAAGCTCTTCCAGATTCTGCACGAAAATCTGTTTTAATTTGCTTGATCTGTTCGTCGATCGCTTTTCTAGAAATATTGTCATAATTTTTCTGTGCAGTTTGCACTCCTTCTCGAGAATTAATATTAATTAATGTCTCAAACCTGATTTCCAAAATCATTCCATCATCACAATGATTCATGGTTTTGAAAGCGATTGCATGGCCAGCATCTCGCATTGAGCTTCGGCCAAAGGTGGTATTAATAAGTGATTCTAGTACTCTCACTTCTTGTAGATTCAACATCAGAATTCTCCTGTTTGTATTTAATTATCTGGTCGCCAACCATTTTCCCATTTTTCTCGATTAGGATATCGATACTTTGTGTCACATGTTGTACAGCAACTGTATTTTCTGTAGTTTATAACGTCCTCTATATGCGAAAATGCAATCTTACACACAGGACAATCTTTTGGTTCCGGCTTGTAGTTTTCTGGAACTATAATTATTGGCTTATTCATATACCACCTTCGAATCAACGCCATTTCTAGTAATTTCTATGACTTCATCAACAGAGTCTTTAATAAACTCTACATGTGATATAATCAAGATTAGTCGATAATAGCTTTTAAGCCTGTGTAGTAAACCTGTCACAGCCTCAATATTTTGCGGGTCAAGCGCGCCGAATCCTTCATCCACGATAAACATATCGGATTTACTGAGAGAAGACACGTTAGACATCGCTACTCGTAATGCCATAGAGCTTACCATCTTCTCCATGCCTGATGCACACTCTAAAGGTCTGCGAGTATCTCCATAGTTGATAAATATGTCAGTATTTCTTTCATCTACTTCTAGCTCTATCGTGAAACCTGTTACATCTGAAAGTATTTTTGCAAGCTCTAAGTTAATTGCTGGTAATTGCTTTGACATCACCTGTGTAGGTATACCTCTCCAAGAAGTAGCTCTTTGTAAGAAGTCATAGACCTTGTACTCTATTTGAAGCCTGTCATATTCTAGTTGGTCTTTCTTCAATTGCTCAATGTCTGCAGTATACTTACCTACTTTTTGTACGTTAGAGAGATATGAAACTTCTTTTTCTGAAACTTGGGAAGCGACTGATGATATAATTCTCTGCAGTCTTTTAAGTTCATCCGATTTGTCTTCATTCAGTTTTAATTTCAAGCCTACAATTTGCTCTTCTAGGTGATCTATATCTCTTTCTAGTCTTCCAATCTTTAATTCTGTTGTTTCTATCGAAGAAGAAAGCCTAGCATACGTAATTTTGTCATCAGCCTCTTGCCTCAGCATAGATTCATATTTAGCAATCCTGTTTCGAAGACCTTCTCCCTCTAGATCATCTATAGATTCTTTCATTTTGGTGACTTCTGTACGAAGTTCAGATACTAAGTCTTTTTGTTCGGCCATGAGCTGTTTATTTCTATGAGATTCAGCTATAAATTTGCATGTAGGAAACGAATCACCACATGGTACTTCTTTCAGAAGAGAGACAGAATGCTTTTGACCTTTCAAGATCCTGTTTTCTTTATCTAGCAAATTCTTTTGCTTCATTAAAGATCGATTAAGAGATTCTAGGTTTTCTAATCTTCTTCTAAAGCCTTCGATAGGAAATGTTGCTTTGATGTTATCATACTTGCTGAACTTTGATTCTATCTTCAAAAGCTCTTCTTTTGTCGACTGAATAGAACTCTGCAGTCTTTTTAGCTGTTTTTCTTTTGTTTCCAAATTTGATTCAGCCCTTTGCAGAGTTTCAGGATCAACAAACTCATCATGGTCTTCTGTTGCTTGAGACTTAAGCACACTTAGCCTATCTTTTAAGTTTTCGATTTCCATTTTTAGATCTACATTTGTTTCAGTAAGCTGTCCGATCTTTTGCCTCTTAGATCTAATTTCTGCAATCCAATCTTTTTCATCCATTCTTTTGAGCATCATTCGGATGCCTTCACCTTCGGATCGAATCTTCTTATTGATGATTTCAAACACATCCAAGCCCATAAAGGTAGACAGCAATTTCTTTCTATCTGTACTTCCTTTATTGATGAATGCATTCATGTTTCCTTGAGCAGCAAAAGAAGTCATCATAAACTCATCAGGCGATCCAATTAATTCTTTCAACTCTTTCTCTGTCTCTCTTCTTTGCTCTCCGGAAAGATCTCGCAAGATACATCCTTCTTCGTCAATCTCGAATAGATTAAGATAGGTTTGTGCACCGTCAGTTCCTTTTCTTCTGGATGTGTAGCGAACAGACTGCCTTTCCAATCGATATAATTTTGAATTAACAGAAAATGTGATGTCTGAATTTGCTTCTTTCTTTCTATAATTGACTACGTGAGCATTTGAAGTCAAGCCTCTGTCATTCGAATTATAGAGAGAATACATCAAAGTACCCGGAATTGACGACTTACCACATCGATTTGGGCCGAATAGACCCACGACACCGCTAAGTTTCCCGAAATCTATCGTGTTATGAGAACCATAACCAAACGTATTATCAAAATTCATCTTCCTTAAAGACCATTTCTTCGCAGCAGGGATTGTGTAGTCTAGATCTTTGATAGTTTTGTCCATAATTTCATCACACTCAAGCCAAAAAACGTCGTCATGACCTTCATCAGCGCCATATTCTCTTAGAAGCTTCTTGTGAGTTTCATTATCTGAAAGATTAAGTACTTCGAGCTTTTCTATTTCTCTATCTTCAGAGTCGTAGCTGTTCTTGCTTACTAGTTTGAAGACTACTTCGAATGCATTGTATTCTCTTCGCAATGCTGTTGCTAATTTTCTTTGTGTCTTAGGATCTAATTGCTCTTGAGCTCTGATTCTATACCTTGCTCCACTTGGCCAGGCCTGGATGCATGCATCGATTGTTTTGATAATGTTTCCTTGCCAGTCGACTGTCACAAAAGGATTGTTGTGCGCTACCGGATGGAAATCAACTCTAAAATCATCTGGTCCATTAATATGCCAACACAAGAAACCTTTGCCAGGTGTTTCTCCGTAGTTTTGCTGTATTGTCGATCCTGGATAGTGTATACGACCTTCTGCATCCATCTGTTGGCGTTTGTGAATGTCTCCGAGCATAGTGAATGTAAACTCTCGGAACCTTGACATTTTTGTCTCACCCTCAAGCATGAAATCACCATCAGTGTGAGATCCCCAAACAGACCCATGATAAAGCGCAATGGAGATAGGTTTTTCGCCTGATGGCTTTAAAGAATCATATCCTTTTGTATCAAAAGGGCAATAAACGCACCACTCAATGTCTTTCATGTGAGGGTCTTGATAAACACCAGTACCCTTGTATAAATACAACCGCGGTAAGTTGAGCATATTTACAATAGGTGATATGGCGTCCTGTCTATCAGAATTAAGAATTAATCCATCGTGATTTCCTAACATGACATGCACAGGACATATTTTATGCATCTCTGTAAACCACCATGCAAGTGAATCAATTAATTCAGGTGAAATACCTTGTGTCTTTGAGTGAACTATGTCGCCTGCAATGACTATTGCATCTGGATTAATTTCTCTGCATTGTGAAAACATATCTTCGAATGAGCTTCGGTATTCTTCATGACGCTGCAAGCCTCGCCAATGAACGTCAGCAATATGTACTATCTTCATGTATTTTC